CTTTTAGTAAAAGTAAAGAGTTTTCTATTGCAAAGGATTGGGTAGTAACTGTATCAAACCCCTCTCAAGAAATTGAAGATAACTACCGTAGAGTTTTTGGTTCTGGTATAGCAGTACCACAGCCAAAAGTTTTAATGGGATAATAAATGACAAATTCATTTTCAATGGTTCGTAAAGCCAGAGGAACTTTGGCTGAACAGAAAAAAGAATCTAAAAAACCAGATCCGTATAGAGTAGTTATAATTTCTGAAACGCCGGAGAATAATGATCATTACCATACGGCCGGAAGATTAAAGGAAGAAGCTGAAAAATTAGGACATGAAGTTTATATAGTTGAGTCTGATGGCGCTTATATCAAATGGAAAGATGATGTAAGAACAATTCATAATTCAACTGACGATAACGGGTTTGATATTACAAATACGGATACTGTTGTATTTGTTCGTGGGTCTGTTAGATTTAAAGAGAGTTGGTTAGATTTAATTTCTTTATTAGAAAAAACAGGTGTCAGTCGAGGCCATGGTTTATGCCTTGTAAATGATAGAGAAACTATAGAAATTTGTTCCGACAAATATAGATCCTATGTAAGGTTAGCAGATTTTGGTTTGACACAACCTAAAACAGTTTTAATTCCAAATAAATCTGGTTTATAAAGGGCAGTAAAAACTTTAGATAGAGATTTTCCTATTGTATTGAAAACTTTAAAGGGTTCTCAAGGAATTGGTGTTGTATTCATAGAATCAGCACGATCTCTAGATGCTATTGTACAATTGATTTATAAACAGGATGAGAATGCTGATTTATTGATACAAGAGTATATTAAAACAGACTATGATGTAAGAGTTATAGTGCTTGGTGGAAAAATAATAGCAACTATGAGGAGAGATGTAGTAGAAGGAGATTTTAGGTCTAATGTTTCTAGGGGTGCAAAGGCTAGTAAGTTTAAATTGACAGATTTGGAGTCAGCACAAAGTATATTAGCTGCCAAGTCTGTTAATGGTCTTTGGACAGCAGTAGATTTTATACCATCAGAAGATAGAAAAAAAATACCTCCTTATATTTTAGAAGTTAATCATTCTCCAGGTACAGAAGGTATAGAGAAAGCATCTGGTGTTAATATATGTAAAGAACTTATACAATTTTTTGACGATCCAGAAGTAAGGAGGAGGGTCCCATCTCAAGTTGGATTTTTAGAAGTATTAAATATAAAACCTTTTGGCGATATTGTTGCTAAATTTGATACAGGTAATGCTTTGTTACCAGTTATTCATGCTACAAATTTAAAAATAAAGGGGAAAAAAGTTACTTGGGAGTTATTGGGTAAAACCATTACTAGTGATATTGTTAGAGTTTTAAAAGTGAATTTAGGTGGCTTACGAGATTATACTGAAGAAAGGTTTGTAGTAAAATTGGATGTTGAATTTTTAGGACATATTTACAAAGAAGTTGAATTTACTTTAGATGATAGAAAATCTAGAAGTAAAATTTTATTGAATCGAGGCCTTATGAGAACTTTTAATGTGATGGTAAACCCGGATAGGAAATATGTAGTAACAACTAAAAAAGTTCTATGAAATCTTTTAAAGAGCGATTACATGAAGCGATAGAACTTTCTTATGAACAGTTTATTGATGAATTTTATCAAGCAGTAAAAGAAACTCATACAAAAACATATGTTGGAAGAATTGTAGTATTTATTCCCAAATCATCGAATTACAAATCAGGAAAATTAATAACAAGTGGTGTTCAAGGAGATGAACCTGCAGGGCCAAAGGCTTTATTAAAATGGGTAAAAGCTAATAAAGTTCCCTTTAATATCTATTTTATTCCTATATTGTCACCAGAATCTTATTCAAATAAAACACATTTTGACGATTCTGGAAAAAATGTTAATTTAGAAATACCACAAAATCCAAGTAGAGAAATAAGTAACTTAATACAATCAGATGGCTTTTTAAAAATAATGAGTAAGGGAGGATATCTTTCTTGTCAGGAAGATCCAAAAAGAGATGTTGCTTATTTGTTAGTATGGAAAAATAATAAAGTATTAGCTTCAAGGTTTTTAAAAATTCTTGGAGATAATTTTAAATTACAAACTGGTAATGGAATTAGAATAGGGTCTGAAATAGAAGATAATACCACATTAGGAGCTTATTGTGCTGAATTGGGAGCTCCATTTTCTATAACAATAGAAACTCCTGTGAAGAATACAGATTTAGGAAAACGTATTGATACACAGGTGAAGATGATTGACAAATTTATAAATTTATGATATAATGGTTGAATGAAAGATTTTTATATTAATGTTATTCAGCGTGGAAATAATCTCCTCATTCGTGAGTTTAAAGACGGGAAAAAAGTAAAACGTAAAGTACGGTATAAGCCTACGCTTTACGTTCCCGTTCAAAAAAAGACAGATTACAAATCCCTTTCCGGACATTCTCTCGCTCCGATTTCCTTTGATAGTATCCATGAGGCTAAACAGTTCATGGAGAAATATGAGGATCAAAAAGATTTAGTATTTGGTATGGAAAGATTCGCCTTTTCTTGGTTGGCTGAAAACCATCCAGGAATTGTTAATTGGGATTTTAGTCAATTAAATGTTCTTTCTTTAGATATTGAGGTCGCCTCAGAGAATGGTTTTCCTGATCCGACAGTCGCAGAGGAAGAACTACTTTCGATTACAGTAAAAAATTATACTAACAAACAAATTCTTGTTTGGGGCACTCGCCCGTATGAGATTCATAATTCTGATGTTCAATATGTTGAATGCTATAATGAAAAGGATCTTTTAAAACGATTTTTAGATTTCTGGGAAAATTATGGCCCAGATATTATTACTGGATGGAATATTAAGTATTTTGATATGCCATATCTTTGTAATAGAATAGATAAGATATTGGGAGAAGATGAAAAGAATAGATTTTCTCCATGGAATATTGTACATTCAAGAACAACATATATAGGCGCTCGGCCGCAAAATTCATATGATATTTTTGGAATATCTACATTGGATTATTTGGAGTTGTATAGAAAATATACTTATACAAATAGAGAATCTTATCGTTTAGATTATATAGCACAAGTAGAGTTAGGTCAGCAGAAACATGAGAACCCATACGAAACTTATAAAGAATGGTATACAAATGATTATCAATCGTTTATTGATTACAATATCCAAGACGTAGAGCTTATTGACCGGCTTGAGGAAAAAATGAAACTCATTGAGTTGCATTTAACCATGGCGTATGAGGGTAGAATGAATCCTCAAGATGTATTTTCTCAAGTTCGGATGTGGGATGTTATTATTTTCAACTTCTTGTGGGAGAGAAATGTAATTACGCCGATGAAAACTCGTAGTAGTAAGGGAGAGAGATATGAGGGTGCTTATGTAAAAGAACCACAAGTTGGTTTGCATAAATGGATTGTATCATTTGATTTAAATAGTTTGTATCCACATCTGATACAGCAGTATAATATTTCTACAGAAACTTTAATGAAGGATAGAAATCTTAGTGTTAATGTCGAAGCATTGTTGGAGAAAAGTTCGCATATTTATTTTGATCCAAATTGCTCTACTACACCAAATGGATCTATGTTTACGAATAAATATAAAGGCTTCATGCCCGCATTGATGGAGAAGTTTTATTCTGAAAGAGTTATTTTTAAACAGAAATCTATTGAAGCTCGGAAAAAATATGAAGAAACAAAACAAACGAAATATTTAAACGATATTTCTAAATTTAATAATATTCAAATGGCGAGAAAGATTGCCTTGAATAGCGCATATGGTGCTATTGGTAATGAATATTTTAGATTTTATAGTAACAGTATGGCAACTGCAATTACAACAGCAGGACAGTTGTCGATTAGATGGATTGAAAATAAAGTAAATGAATATCTTAACAGAATTTTACAAACAGAAGATAAGGATTATGTGGTTGCATCAGATACAGATTCCATTTACGTCTGCCTTGATGAATTGGTATCTAAATCTTTTGGCGAAAGAGATAATATACCGACAGATAAAATCGTCACTTTCTTGGCCAAAGTCGCTTCGCAGAAGTTGGAACCTTTTATTGATGAATCTTATGGAGAGCTTGCTGAATATGTAAATGCCTTTGACCAAAAAATGTTTATGAAGCGAGAAGTTATTGCAGATAAAGCCATTTGGATTGCGAAGAAAAGATATATCTTAAATGTCCATGATAGTGAGGGGGTTCGTTATGATGAGCCTAAGATAAAGATGATGGGTATAGAGGCGGTGAAATCTTCTACACCAGCACCGTGCAGAGATATGATTAAAACAGCTTTGAAAATTATTATTAATGATGATGAAGTATCTTTAAATACATTTATACAAAGCTTCCGTAAGGTGTTTATGAAATTGTCTCCAGAAGAAATAGCATATCCAAGGTCTTGTAATGGGCTATCTAAGTGGTCGGATTCTTCCGGCGTTTTTAAGAAGGGCACCCCTATTCATGTTAAAGGTGTGTTAATGTATAATCACCTTTTGAAGCAGAAAAATCTTACTCATAAGTATCCGCTGATACAAGAAGGTGAGAAGATAAAATATCTTGAATTGAGAAAACCAAACATACTTCAAAGTAATTCAATTTCATTTATAGCAAATTTTCCTAAAGAATTTGACTTGAATGATATTATAGATCGTGATATAATGTTTGATAAGAGTTTTGTTGAACCTTTAAATTTTATTGTAAAAGAGATTGGTTGGCAAATTGATAGAAGTTATGGTACACAACTGACGCTAGAATCGTTATTTGGATGAAAATGTATAATCCATTACCAGATACCTTAACAATTAAAGAATCAAAAGTACATGGCCTTGGTTTATTTGCCGTAGAAAGAATTCCTGCTGAAAGATTTTTAGGTATAGGTTGGATAAAGGCTGAGCCAGCGCATGATGGTGTATGGAGAACACCTTT